ATCAATCAGGTAATGTTGTTGAGTTCAGACAGGACTATGACATTATTGAGATGCGTAGACACCCTCAATACACAGAGGTAGATACTTCTGCTGTTGTAGAGGTTGAGAAGGTTGATGGAACAAGGCAAACACTAACTTTGAAGAAACCTATGGGAAGACCCCGTAAGGAACAATTGTTATGAGTGAAATTGACGCAAGAGATTTTGGCAAATTGGAGGCTCAAGTAGAGGCTCTCCAAACAGAGGTTCACTCTCTTGCCCAAGATGTAAAAGCACTCCTTGAGTTGGCAAACAAGTCAAAAGGTGGCTTTTGGATGGGTATGACCATCGCTTCTATGGCTGGTGGCGTAATCACCTTCATTGGTGGAAAGTTACTCCGATGAAAGAAGGATTGCTCTCAGGAACTGTATGTCCTGTGGCGACTCAGGATGTTTCTACCAATTTGAAAAACAGAAACCATGCTTTCAAGGAGTATGGGTATGGCCCTCCTAACCCTGAAGAGCCAAATGACTCTTTTTGGCTGAAGAAGGCAAAGATGTATAACGCCCCTACCAAAGACATTATGGGGATGCGTTGTGGCAATTGTGCCGCCTTTATTCAGACTCCTAAGATGATGGAGTGCATCCTTGGTGGACTAGAGAAGGATGAGGGTAAGAATGAGTTGTCCTATGACGAGAACTTTGTCAAGGCGGCTGATTTAGGCTATTGCGACTTATTCCAATTCACTTGCGCCTCGGCTCGGACTTGTGATGCGTGGAAATCGGGTGGGCCAATTACAAAGGAAAAACCATGAAAATGACCAAAGGACAGAAGAAGGTTGGCAAGGTAATGCACGAGTACAAAGAAGGTACTCTACATTCTGGCAAAAAAGGCTCTGTGGTTAAGTCCCGTAAACAAGCGATTGCTATTGCCCTCTCAGAGGCTGGCATGAGCAAGCCAATGAAGAAGAAGAAATGAAACAAGGACTTTATGCCAATATTTGGGCAAAGAAGAAAAGAATCGCTGAAGGCTCTGGTGAACGGATGCGGAAAGTTGGTAGCAAAGGTGCGCCAACTGCCAAAGCGTTTATTGAGTCTGCTAAAACTGCAAAGAAACCAAAAAAGGTGAAGTGATGAAGATTAAAGAGTGTCTGGATAAAGAAACTGTTGAAAAACTAGTTCTTTCACATGGCACTTGGAAGCATCTTTTTTATCGCTGTTATGCAAAAAACTCTCCTGATTACAAAAATTACGGGAATCGTGGAATAGATGTTTGTCACCAATGGCATGGTGAATCTGGTTTCTATGAGTTTATAAATGATGTTGGATTAAGACCATCTAAAGAGTATTCATTAGACAGAATTGATGTCAACAAAGGTTATTACCCAGAAAATGTTAAATGGTCTACTAACATAGAGCAGGCAAACAATAGGCGCAATACAAAAAGATACCTATTAAATGGGGAAAACCTAACAATTTCTGAAATTTCTAGAAAGTTAAATATCCCATATAAAAGACTTTGGAAGGCAAATAAACTTTACGGAAGTCCTTTTGAGCATGAAAAACTTGATCCTAATAAAGATAAGTATTTTTATGATGGCTCATATAGATCAATGAGTGAAATTGCAAAAATGGTTAACCTTAAGCCAGGCACTTTGATGCGAAGACTAAGAACAGGTGTTAATTTTGATTTTGCTATTGTGGCCCCGTTGCAATCTGGGATAAACTTAAAGGATAGATCAAAATGGTCTTAAAAAAATACCAGAATCCAAAAGGCGGACTTAATGAGGCTGGTCGGCAGTTTTATAAAAGAACTGAAGGACTAAACCTAAAATCTCCGTTAAAATCAGGCGACTCTTCAAGGAGAGCAAGTTTCTTGGCTCGCATGGGCAATATGGCTGGTGCGGAGTACAAGGATGGTGAACCAACTAGACTGCTTCTTTCGCTAAAGGCTTGGGGTGCTTCTTCCAAGGCAGATGCAAAGGCAAAAGCCAAGTCAATTTCCGCAAGGAATAAGGCAAAGGCAAAATGAGAGCAATATCGGTTGGAATTAGTCCCACAGCGACAGTAGACACAACAGTCTATACCTGTCCTACGGGCTATTACGCCAAATTCACTGTAATGTATATACACAATACAGGCGGGTCTACCAAGCATATAACTGTTCAATGGTATGACGCAAGTTCCAATACAACCCTTGATATATTGACTCAATACAACTTCACGTCAAAGAACTATTTACAGTTTGATGGCAATGCCTACATTGTTTTGGAAGAAGGCGACAAATTAAAAATAACAACTGAAACTGGTAGCACCTTCAGTTTTATAGCAACATTTGAAGAAATAGGATTGACAAGACAATGACCTACCTTGAACTGATCAATGATGTCTTGGTTCGTTTGCGTGAACCAACTGTTTCTACCAACCTAGAGACAATCTATTCAACCCTGATTGGCAAGTTTGTCAATGATGCAAAGCGTCAGGTTGAAGATGCTTATGCTTGGAATGTCCTTGGCACGACAATTACATTGTCTACCACTTCAGGTACATATTCCTATTCTCTAACTGGTGCTGGTCAGAAGTTCCAAGTTCAAGATGTTCTAAACGTCACAAGCAATATCGGTATGAAGAATATTGATTTTGCGACTATGAATCGCTATCAGAACTTCTCTACCCCTGTAAGCGGTATCCCTGCGTATTACGCATTTGATGGCGTAGATGGTAGTTACGACACCAAAGTAACTCTTTATCCTCGTCCTGATGGCGTGTATAGCATCCCATTTGCTTTGGTTATTCCACAAGCCACTTTGTCTGCTGATGCGACTGTGGTGAAAGTGCCTGATACTTTGGTGGCTCAAAACGCTTATGCGCGTGCTTTGGTGGAGCGTGGCGAGGATGGCGGATTGTCTTCCTCTGAGGCGTATGCGTTGTATAGATCAATGTTGTCAGACTATATCGCTCTTGAGGGTACTCGTTATCCTGAGACGGGGGAGTTTGTGTCGGTATGAGCCAAGCAATACAAACCTCTAGCATCTCAGCCCCAGGCTTCTACGGGTTAAACACCCAAGACTCGCCTTTGGACTTGAATCAAGGTTTTGCTCTTGTCGCCACCAATTGTGTGATTGACCAATATGGACGCATTGGCTCACGCAAAGGTTGGTCAAGGGTTAACTCCTCATCTGGTGCTTTGGGTGCAAATGATGTTGGCGTAATACATGAGTTAGTTCAGGCTGATGGCACTTTGACTGTGCTGTTCTCTGGAAACAACAAGTTGTTTAAGTTGGATGGGTCGAACGCTGTTTCAGAATTGACCTATGGGGGAGGGGGTACAGCCCCTACCATCACAGCAAACAATTGGCACTGCACATCCTTAAATGCAATAACCTACTTTTTCCAAGCAGGGCATGATCCTTTAATCTTTGACCCTGCTGTAAGTGCAACCACTTATAGACGGATTTCTGAGAAGACAGGATATGTTGCTACTGTTCAGAATGGAAACATTGCTATATCGGCTTATGGTCGCTTGTGGGTGGCAGGTGTGCCAACACAAAACAATACTGTTTACTTCTCTGACCTGTTGGCTGGTCATGTTTGGTCTACTGGAACTGCTGGTTCTTTGAATGTAGACAGGGTATGGCCTAACGGAGCAGATGAGATTACAGGACTAGCGGCTCACAATGGCTTTCTAATCATCTTTGGCAAGCGTCAAATCTTGGTATACGCCAATGCAACTACACCATCCACCATGACTTTGAGTGACACAGTTGGTGGTATTGGTTGTATAGCAAGGGATACGATTGCTTCTACGGGTAAGGACATTCTCTTCTTGTCTAACTCTGGCATACGCTCGTTTGCTAGAACGATTATTGAGAAGTCAGCCCCATTGGGAGACTTGTCTAAGAATGTACGCAATGACTTGTTGTCTACGATTGCTGGTGAGACGCTTGCTAATCTAAAGGCTGTTTACTCAGAAAAAGATGCTTTCTACCTGATAACCTTCCCATTGGTTAAGCAAGTGTTCTGCTTTGATACAAGGGTGCAGTTACAAGATAACTCATTTAGGGTAACCACTTGGGACTCTATTGAGCCAACTGCATTGCTTTCCCGCAGAAATGGTGACTTGCTGATTGGCAAGAATGGATACATTGGTAAATATGGGACGTATTTAGACCATACGAGTAGTTATCGTTTCTTGTACTACACGAACCATGCTGATCTAGGTGACCAGTCGGTTACCTCTATCCTGAAAAAACTAACTATTGTTGCCATTGGTGGATCAAACCAGTATGTGACGATGAAGTGGGGATTTGACTTCTCCACTAACTATTTGTCAGCAACAACCTATATTCCGACACAAGGAACGTCAGAGTATGGGGTTGCACAATACAACAATCCAAATAATCAGGTTGTGACGATAACCAATGCAAGCCCTGCTGTTATTACGTCTGTTGATGGCTCTTATTTCTCATTAAATAACCCAATAACTTTGACAACTACTGGTACTTTGCCATCTGGACTAAGTACAGGAACAACATATTACTGCGTTAATGTTTCAACAAACACATGTAATTTGTCTTTGACATCTGGTGGATCAGCGATCAACACGACAACAGCGGGAAGTGGTACGCATACGGTAGTACACGCCCAACCATCTGTGACTAACGAGTATTCAGATGGCGTTTCATTGCAAAACTTAAAAGTCAATGCAAGTGGTTCTGGCAAAGTTGTCCAAACTGGCTATGAGACTAATATTTCAGGCAATGAACTATCTATTCAGAAGATTGAGATTCAATCAAAACGTGGCAGAGTAAGTTAAGGAGAAGAAATGACAAATTATGTGAAATCAACGAATTTTGCTACCAAAGACAATCTTGCGTCTGGTGATCCATTAAAGATTGTTAAGGGTACAGAGATAAACACCGAGTACGACAACATTGCTATTGCTGTTGCTACTAAGGCAGATACTGCATCTCCTACTTTCACTGGTACTACAACAATACCAACTGTTGCGATTAGTGGCGGAACGATTACTGGTATTACTGACTTGGCTGTTGCTGATGGTGGTACTGGTGCTTCTACTGCGGCAAATGCTCGTACTAACTTGAGTGCGGCATCTTCTGGTGCTAACTCTGACATTACCTCTATCAGTGGATTGACAACGGCTTTGACTGTTGCACAGGGTGGCACGGGTGCGGCTACTCTTACTGCAAACAATGTAGTTTTGGGTAATGGTACGAGTGCTGTTCAGTTTGTTGCGCCTGGCACTGCTGGAAATGTATTAGTTTCCAATGGCACGACATGGACATCTGGTGGAGCAGGGGTTACATCTGTTACCGCAGGTGCTGGTATTGCTGTTTCCGCTTCAACTGGTGCAGTGACTATTAGCAGTGCCGCCCATAACTATGATGCTGTTGGTAGTTATGCTTCAGGAACTATCCCATCTAATGTTGGAAATTTGTCTGGAGGCTCTACTTTTGCAGGGTCTGCATTTCGTATATATAGTGCGACGTTCAATAGTTGTGCTGGGGCAATGGAAAACTATGGCGTTACTCAAACTCCATCAGGAACATGGCGATTTATGGGAATAGCGTATGGTGGCAATTACCAAGTGTTAGCAGTGCGTGTATCTTAAAAGGAAAAACAAATGTTTACTCTTGAATATGCAAAAAACCCAAGTTATTCATCAATAGAAGGAAACAACATTTTTCTGATAGTAAAGTGGGTAGAGTTTGACGAAGAACATTCATTTTCTGCTACTTCATACGATACGATGCCACATGGCGTAGATTTGTATAACAGGGCAAAGGCTGGTGAGTTTGGTGTGGTAGCACCTTATGTTGTGCCAGTAGCAGAAGATCAACCAAGCACGACAGGTTCGCAAGACCTATGACATACGGGATATATCCAAATTCAACGCCTGAGTTTCGTATGCTTCAAAAAGAAGATGGGACAATGGCAATGCAAGTTAGATATATCAACGCACCTATGGGGTATACAGGTAAATGGATGGATATGAAAACAGAGAAAGAAAATGACAAAACAAGTCAATCCGAAGCATCAAGTCACGTATGACGGGGCAACCATAAATGTGTATCACGTTAATAAAGGTGAAGGATTACCACGCCATGAACACGTTTATGCACATTTAACTGTCTGTCATTCAGGAAGTTGTGTGATTCGCAAGGAAGGAATTGAGAAAGTGATTGACAAGTACACGCAACCGATAAACCTTAAGGCTAATGAGTGGCATGAGATTGAAGCATTGGAAGACGAGACTGTGTTTGTGAATGTGTTTTCGGAAGGAAAGTATTGATGATTACGCATCATTTCTCTGATGGACTGTATGCCAAGGAAATGGCATTTGATGCTGGACAGGCTATCTTGAAGCATACTCACAATTACAGTCATTTGTCTATTTTGGCAAAAGGTAAGGTTGCTGTATTGCGTGGAGATGAAATTGATATTGTTGATGCGCCAGCGTGTATTGAGATTAAGTCAGGTCTTACTCATGGAGTTAAGGCAATTACAGATTGTGTTTGGTTTTGTATCCATGCAACAGACGAGAAAGATGCGTCTAAAGTGGATAAAGTTTTGATAAACGGAGAATAAATATGCCAGTGTCATTTTTTTCTAATCCTGCCGTAATATCTGCGGGTCTTAACCTTGCAGGTGGTTTATTAGGTGGAGAATCTGCGGCTGATGCGGCAAGAACGTCTGCGGATGCACAAGTAAAAGCGGCACAGGTTGCGGCAGAAGAGGCTCGTTTCCGACCCGTTGGTGTAACCACTCGATTCGGCTCATCTCAATTTGACTTTGGGCCAGAGGGAAGACTCTCAGGTGCTAGTTATACGTTATCTCCTGAGTTAAAAGCCTATCAAGATCGTTTGATGGCCTTAACAGGTACTGGATTAACACAGGCAGAACAGGCACAACAGCAATACGCTCCCTTAACTGGTGCGGCTACTGGTTTGTTTAATCTTGGTCAACAGTATTTAGCGCAAACCCCTGAACAGGTTGCTCAACAGTACATGGCAAGACAACAGGAATTGCTCGCGCCTAGCCGTGAGAGACAGATGTCTCAGTTGCAAAACCAATTGTTCCAACAAGGTCGTGGTGGTTTGTCAGTAGGTGCTACTGGTGCTAGACCAAGTGGAGCACAGGGACTAGGTGCTACTACTCCTGAAATGGAAGCCTACTACAACGCACTAGCACAACAAGATGCACAGTTGGCGGCACAGGCACAAGAGGCTGGACAACGACAAGTTGCCTTTGGTGCGGGGTTATTTGGAACAGGTTCTGACATACTTAACCGCTATCAAACTGGTCAAGTTGGCGCATTAGACCCATTCAAGGCGTACTTGGGAACAAGTAGTGATATTGAGAAACTAGGACAACAACCATTGACTATTGGTTCTGAACTAGGTGGTCGTGCATCAAGTGCTGGCGCAAGGGCAGGTGAGTTCATTACGCAAGGCGCACGAAATGCGGCTGGCTTTAACTATCAAGCCAATTCATACAACCCATTCTCTGATGCATTAATCGGTGCAGGTACGAATAAAGACCTTATGAGGTTGTTTGGTGGCGGTGGCAGTCCATACTCGTACTCAACGAACCCTTCGGACTATGGAAGTTATGGAAGTTCGGCAGGCTATTCAGACCCTTTTGGGTATGTCGCACCCTTCTAAGGAGAAATTAAATGGCACAAGATTCAATAATGGGCAGTTTATTTGGTATCACCCCTGAAGGATACCAACAACAACAAAATCAACAAGCATTGCGACAATCGGCTGAGTTAGCCCAACTTGATCCTATGGCAAGGGCTAGAACTGGCATCATGTATGGTGCTAATCGTCTGGTTGGAGCATTGGGTGCTGAAGACCCACAATTAAAACTTATAAGCATGAGAAATGCAATATTTAATAAAACTGACCCAAACGATCCAGATTCTCTTATGGCCGCCGCAAAAGAGTTGGCACCTTTTGATCCACAAGGAGCAAATGCCGTGGCTAATCAGGCTAGAGAGGCGGCGTTTAAGTTATCACAAGTAACAAAGAACTTGCGTGAACGTCAAGGACTTGATCCTCTTCAGCAACTTATTAGGGCTGGCAAATATACACCCGAAAGCATGGAAAAATATTCAATGTCAGGGAATATTAGCGATTTGCGAACAATTGATAAACCAAATCAAGCAGGTTTGCCAACAATTGCTAAGTTGCAATCTTATAGAGATTCTTTGGTTGACCAACTTGGAGAGAATCATCCAAAAGTCAAAGAAGTAGATCAGGCAATTAAAGCAGAGACTCAAGGTAAAGGCACAACTGTTAATGTTGGGCTGTCTACTGTTGATAAAGAGTCAAACTTACGCAAAGACTTTACTTTAGAAACAAAGCCACTAACAACTGCAATTAGTTCCGCAGATAAGATAGAGAAGTTGCTAAAAAGCAATACATCTCTTGGTGACATTATTGCCAAGAAACAGTTTGCTAAAGTTGCTGGAGACAACAACATTTCAAACAAAGATGTTGCAGAATTGGCTAACTATGGCGATCTTGGACAGCGATTGGCTGGTACTTTGTCACAATTCTTTGAAGGAAAATATACGCAAGGTCAGCGTGAAGAAGCACTTACTTTAGTCAATCAACTAAAAGGTGATGCCGCCAATCAATATTCTACGATTCAGAAAGATTATAGAAATCGTGCAGTAGCAGAGAATTTGCCTGAAAAAACATCGCAATTTATTGCTCCTGATTTGCCTATTAAACAATCTATTCAACTTCCTCCAGATGGAACTAAACTGCGTAATAAGAAAACTGGAAAGATTGAAATTGTGCGTGGTGGAAAACTTGTACCTGCGGAGTAAACATGGCAACTACATATAACCCTGATGACTATGAAGTTGTAACGGATGCGGAAACGCCTCCAATGACAACTGGTCAGTATCTTGGACAACGAGCATTGCGTGGTCTTGGTGCGCCAATTAGTGCCGCCGCTGGCCCAGGCATGGGGTTCGCTACTGCCGCAACAGGATTTGCTCCTTTGGCTATGGGAGCGCCTGCCGCAACACCTACCGCAGAAGAAATAACAGATGCCGCTAATAAGGTGCGTCAATCATTAGGGATGACTACACAAGCATTGCCAAAACAAGGACTGTTTACAAGTCTTGTTGGTGCTGGCTTGGAAGAAGGACTAAATCCTTACAACTATTTAGTTCCAGGCGGCTCTCGATTAACAACTGCTTTAACTCCTTCAGCATCGGCTGTTTCTGCCGAACTAGGTGGTCAAGCAGGTGAGGCATATACAGGAACAGAGGGTGGTAGGACAGTCGGATCACTAATTGGTGGATTTTTAAATCCTGCAGTATTGGTAGAAACAGGTTTAAACCAAATAACTGCGGCTAAATCACTTAATCCTGAAAAACTAAATGGATTGCTTAAAGAGTTTGGCGATCAAAAGGCCGCTTTGATGATTGCTTCTGCTTATACGGCAGACCCAAACTTAAAGGCTAACTTGCTTCGTGCCGCAGAATTACAAGCATCCACAGGCGTAAAAATACCTTTGTTAGCCGCCGCTGAAGGCTCTAATGTATTGATGCAAACTGCCCGTAGTTTGTCGGCTAGAGACTTAAACTTCCAAGCAAAGTATGCTCAATTAGAGCAAGAAGCCGCATCACAACTTGCCGCAAGACAAGGGAAGATGTTTGGCTCTATTTCTGAGGCAAAGATGGCTAATGCTTTGGGTGCGCCTACAAAGGTAGCACCAAAGGTAGAGCAACGTATCCGTACTGTTGACGAGCAACTTGCTGATATGGGCTTGGCTTTTGAAAGGGCTAACTATCAAGAGATTGGAGATAAACTCCGTAACTTAGTTGCCGCTAAAGAAACTACTGTTCGCAAAGACTTATCTACCAAATACGATAGCGTAATCTCTGCCGCAGAAGATAAAGGCTATAAAGTTTCATCAGAAGAAACTGGAAGACTCTATGATTTTGTCAATCAGGAACAAAACGATGATATTTTCAAACGTTTTCCTACGCTTTATCCATTGATTAAGGCTAAATTTAGACCTACTGTTTCTGAGCCAAGTTTGATTGTTGATCCCAATACTGGTCAACCAATGCTCCCTGCATCAAGAGAGTTTCCTGAAGCCTCTATGAAAGACCTAGATAGTCTTAAACGGGCTGTCAATGACTCTATTCGTAAGGCAGATGCCGTTCAATTACCAACATTGCTTGAGTTGAAAAAACAAGTTGGGCAGGTAATTGACAATATGCCTGGCAATCTTGGTGATGCGTACAAGGCAGTTGACAAAGAATATTTGGCTAGAGTTGGCATACCCTATGGTGCTAAAACAGTTCAAGATGTTAAATACAAAGACTTTGTTGAGCAATCAATCCCTGCAATCACAAAGAATAGAACGGCTTTAACAGACTATTTGGCAAGTGTTGACCGCAATGATGGGTTAAACCTTGTTCAAGATGCTTTCTTTGCTGATGCAACACGATATGGCGTAGTCAAAGATGGTGTTTTAGACCCTAAGAAACTTGCTAGATATATTGAAGTTAACAAAGATACATTGAGTGCTGTTCCAGAAGTAAGGCAATCATTGCAAAACATCTCTGGTGATGGACTTGAGTTGACCGCAACTATTGGAAAACTAAATGACCTAAAGAAGGTTCAGGATGCTCAAGATAGTGCCAAGATAATGCAGAGATTTAACACATCTGGTTTAGATGGTGTTGCCGCTGACTTTATTAGAAGCCCTGATTTCCGTAGACAGTTTATGTCTCCAGGCGGTGCAGGTCGTAACCAACCAGCCATTAACACATTGAGGGCTAAGTTGGTGGATGACGCATTAAATTCTAATAATCCAATGCAATATATCCAAGAAAACCAAGTTGCTTACGACAAGTTGTTTGGCGGTCAGTATTACAAGGTTTTGAGTGATTTGGCAGAAACTGCTGGAAAACTGGAAAACAAGTTGTTTATCAATACGCCATTGAAGACTGTTCAGCGCACAGGTTTTGAAGAACAAACAGGCGTTTCTCCTGCTGGTTTAGTTTCTGTACTGCGTGATCGTGTGGCAGGTATGACCTATAAAGGTATTAACTTGCTAAGTCGTTTTTATGTAAATCAGATTGACAACACAACCAAAGAAGAACTTGGTCGATTCCTGACTGATCCAGATGCGGTTATGAAAGTAAATCAAGCCTTTAAAAAGATTGGCAATGTTGATCCACAGGATGTTAGCCAAAGGGCTACCAAACTTGCGGGTGATTTATTTGGTGGCGTAGCGCATACGTTGGTTCGCAGAGGTATTGCGGTCGGTGGAGTTGTAGGACAGCAACAGCCTGAACCTGCAATTAAACCTGAAATGTATAACCCTTCTGATTACGAAATTGTGGAGTAAACCATTGATCCTTTTTCTCTCCTCATGTTGGCGCAAGGTGCAGTTGGCTTTATTAAGCAAGGCTGTGCAATGCTCCATGAGGGGCGCATGGAACTTGAAGGTGCTAAGAAGACAGTTGAAGGCGTACTTGCAGATGTCAAGGCAATCAAGGGCATTTGGCAGTGGTTCATTGGCTTACTTAGCGGAAAGCCCAAGTCCAAGCCAACAGAAGAAGCCCCCAAGCCTCTGGCGCAAAAGAAAGCCAAAGCAGTCTCAGCCAAGCAACAGTCTTACGAGGAACTTGAACTTAAACTTATCAAAGATATTGGTGACAAACTAGGTTTTCTCTTTGACACACAACAAGAAATCAACAACTACTACCATGAACTAGAAGAAACAAACAAAAACAACTACGATCCAACCCAAAACAACAGCAAAAAAGCGATAGAGAGGGCTTTGATTGAGTTACAGATGGAGAAGTTGTTTGAGCAAGTCAGAGAGGCGATGGTGTATGCCCCAGCAGAACTAAAGGATTTGTATAGCAGATTCTTGAAAATGCACCAAAAGATTGAGCAAGAGCAAGAGTGGGCAAGGGCAGAGATGGTTCGCAGAGCAAGGCTAAAGAGATGGAAGCAAGAGCAATATGAGATTCGTTGTATCGAATTAACTGGTGGGGTGATTGCTGTGGTGTTTATGTCTTTAATTTTTGGGTGGATGATGTGGGTTCTACGAAACTTGTCGGGTGGATTCTGAGTGTCTTGGCTTTGTGCATCATTGTTGCTACAACAAGCCTTGCCTACATCGAAACCTTGTACATGAAGGCACAACTTAAAGAGAGAGATGAAAGAATTGCGTAAGTTGAAACAAGAACTGAAAGAAACCAAATGAATGAACTATTCGGTCTTCTTAAAGGCATTGCACCTACTCTGGCTACTGCCGTTGCTGGCCCTTTGGGTGGTGCCACTGTTAGTGCTTTGGCTTCTAAGTTTGGCGTTAGCGACTCTGTTGAGGCGGTAGCCAAAGCTATTGCTGGTGACCCGGCCGCTGCCCAGAAAATTGCAGAACTAGAGTTAGAGATGGCCAAGTTAGACATGGCTAATACTGCTGACGCGCGCAAAATGAATGCAGATATTCAGAATTCGGCCGTTGCATCGTGGTTGGCCAAAAACATTGCATATGTGATCGACATCTCAATCATTGCTGGCGCTCTCACCATGACCTTTGTGGTTTTCATAATAGGCGTTCCAGAGCAGAATAAGAGCATGGCGTTTACGGCGTTAGGTTCGCTGTGGACGTTAACGGGTACTGTTGTAAACTTCCATCGTGGGTCTTCCGCAGGGAGTAAAGCTAAAACTGAAGAACTTATGAAAGGCGCAAAATGATTGAATTCTTAAAACAATTGATGATAGCCAGGGTCAATCGTCCAAAACCTAGCGTTGAAGAAGTCGAAGTCCAAGTTTGGGCATTCGTTGTCAAGTCGATCACCATCATGGTTTTAGGCATTGCTTTTGGCGTTTTGTATTTAATTGGGTTTGAAAAGCAAGACCCAGAACTCGCGCCTATTGATTCTGTATTTTTGGAAATTTTAAAAGCCATTGCCTTCATGGGCGTGGGAACAATGGGTGGTATATCTGGGCGTAAGGCGTCTACCGCCATAGCAAAAGCAATTGTAGGAGATCAAAATGAATCTAAGTGAACATTTCACACTTGAAGAACTAACACATACTGATCACAGAGACTTGGACAATACGCCAAACGAGGCAGAGTCTGCTAATTTGCGTAGGTTGGCAAACTTTCTAGAACAAGTCAAAACTGTACTTGGTGGCAAACCAATCATGGTCAATTCTGCGTTTCGATCTAAGGCGGTCAATGATGCTGTAGGCTCAAAAGATAGCAGCCAGCATCGCGTTGGTTGCGCGGCCGACTTGCGTGTGCCTGGCATGACCCCCGATGAGGTAGTGAAAGCTGTCATTGCGTCTGGTATTGGCTACGATCAAATCATTAGAGAGTTTGATCGTTGGACGCATATTTCTGTGCCGAATCTATCTACGCAAGCGCCAAGGCAACAAGCCTTGATCATCGACAAACAAGGCACTAGACCTTATGCCTAGTCTTCCTTGTTTAGCATGAAGATGGCAACTAGAACAGTCACGATAGCAACTGCCCCAAAGCAAATTAATAAAACAATCCAAGCAATTGTCTCAAGTGTGCTCATTGCGTTTTTCCTGTTCTAACTCGCGCCTCATGTACATTACCAAAGACTCTAAGACTTTTAGAACATAGGGCAGTAATGCACCCAAACAAAATATTAAAACGTCATTCATTGTTTTTACTCCTTAATTTAGCTTCAATGTCCCTGACCATTTCCAATATGGTGGAACGCCCAGCCCCGCACTGAAAATCTTCCCAGTCCCAGTAGCCTTCAACTTCATCATCTGTCAGCCCAACCCAAGGGCGTTTATATTCCTGAATATCATCATCTTCTTTGGCATTGCGCCTGATCTCTTTGGCGATACGCTCAAATTCTTCGTCTTCTGGCGTCATTTGATTAAACTCCTATAAGCATTTATCGCATCTTTAAGATCATTCTGCAATTGCTCAATATAGTCCTGCTGCTGTTGCATCTTAATATACGCCTCTTGAGCAAACTTGGCTAGATTCTCATGGCTCCATGACTCAAATGTTGGCATTTTTACTCCTATCAAGTCTCTTTTGCTGTTCTTGCTTAATATCCTCTGGTGGAATTACTACTTCACGGGTAGTAAACCTATGCTCATTAGCGCATTCCCGTCTACGGGTGTAACCAAAAGTTGGCGATTTCTTAGTCTGTTTCACAATAGACCAAGCATTACAAATGGGACACTTCATGGGCGTTTAGCCTCCTGCAGTATCTCAATGCGCTCGCGTGCAGCGCGCAAGGTTGTGTAGCGCTGGTGCAAGCGCTCCAAGACGGCCACACGTTTGCCAACCGCGCGCTCTTGCGTCAACATCTCCAGCACCTTAGCCTCATCCAAGGTCTTGAGTTCAGCGTTTAATTTTCGCCAGGTAAGTATCAATTTTTGTCTCCAATTTAATGATTGTGTTTAGGGTTTTCGATAGTGTGCGGTTTGCTGCATTGGCGTCCCGTCTATGAATCTTCAATATGGACTTTGCAGCTTTTAACTGCGCTTTCCATAGGTTTAATCTAGTCATTTCAATTCCTCCATTGCAATATCAGACAAGGCGCGTTTGTCATGTAGCGCTGCCCAAATCTTCTCATCTACTGTTTTATTAGAAATCATTACGTAGCACCACACGTCATGCCGCTGGCCGCTACGATGCAAACGCCCGATGGTTTGTTCATACAGTTCGAGCGACCAGGGCAGGGACAA